GATTCCGGGAATCGGAGCAGTAACGATCAATAAGCTGTTGAAAGTGGCAGGTGAGCATGGATACTTATAATCGTTCAATCAGAGGGCTTAAAAGCAGATCAAACGGCGAATATTTTGAAAGAATGATTATGGCAGCTTCCCGGTTCTATGAGGACCGGGGGATAGCTGTTATAGATAAGACCCCGGAAGCTTTTAAAGTAATCAAGCCGTATGACAGAAACAGAGGCCAGTTCATATGTTGTTTTACACAACAGGCTCAACCGGATTTTAAAGGTGCCCTGATGGACTCTACAATGGTTCTGTTTGATGCGAAACATACAGATAAAGGCCAGATCAGTCGGAATGTTGTGACAGAAGAGCAGGAGGAATGTTTTGAACGTTACATGAAGATGGGGGCCATGTGCTTCTTGGTAATATCCCTCGAATTCGAGGAGTTTTACAGGGTTCCGTGGATCGTGTTCAGGGATATGAAGAAGATATACGGACATAAGTATATGAATCGTGAGGAACTGGCGCCTTATAGAGTTAAATATAACAACGGAGTTGTGAAATATCTGGACGGGATAACACTCCGGGAAAGGAACGAAGATGAAAGTACAGAAGTATGAGATTTCCAGAACTATTGATAAATTGAAAAGCATTGTGCAGAAGAACGACCAGTTTCCGGCATTAGGAGGCGTTCTGGTAAAGGACGGGTATTTAATCGCATCCAATACAGAAATGACCATGCAGCTCAAATTAGAGGCCTCTAAAGGCAGTTGTTTCATCATTCCTATGAAAGCCTTTGATGTAATTAAAAATCTTCCGGATGGCGAAGTGATTATTGATGCAGACGGCGAAAACATTGTTACGATAAAGACAAAAGCCATAAAGAATAAATATCAAAGCTATCCTCCGGAAGAATTCAGTTTTGATATTACAGACGATCTGGATGCCCCAGAAGTCGTGATCAATGGTAAGAGGATGATGGAGGCAATTGGACATGTTATCTATGCAGCTGCAGACAGCAGTTCTGCAACACAGATGATGGGTGTGTACTTCGAAGGTGGAGAAAACAAGATTAAGTTGGTCGCACTTGACGGACATGTCGTAGCAGTTGATTCGATACCGACTGACGGTACCGCAGATATGAAGCTGATAGTGCCTAAAACAGTGGCAAAGAAGCTTGTGTCAATGGGAATTATTGATGATGTTGCTGTTACATATACAAAAAATAGAGCGGTATTCAAATCAAAAGAATATACCATTTACACGAGGTTAATAGAGGGTAAGTATTTTGATTACAATAGATTTTTCATGGCGGGAAAGATGAAAACTTATGTTTCCAGACCGGAATTAGTTGCGGCAATGACCAGAGCAAAGATGTGTACGGAAGAAAAGAAACCTGTAGTCTTCGAAATGAACGAAGATCAGTTAAATATTCGCATTGCCGACAGACTTACGGATTATCAGGAAGAGGTGAAGCTTCAGGATCCGCTTCCTGAACCATTGAAAATTAGATTCGATTCGAAGCTGGTTCTTGAAACACTGAAAGCATTCACTTGTGAAAATATAGCTATGAATTTTTCAGGGCCTAAGATGCCGGCAGTTGTTGAAGCGGAAGACAGTGACATGAAAGCTATCGTGCTTCCAGTAATGATAAGAGAGGAATAAAAACTATGATTGAGATCTTGGATATGAAAGATGTAAAAGATGCAACACCAGAAGAACTGGAAGAGCTTCGTCGGAAAGGATTCCTTCCGAAAACCAGATCCAAAAGAATTTCCGGGAAACCACTTACTCCATATGAAAGAACCAGAGCACAGGTGGCTGCTACTGGAAACAGATGGGCGATGGAAAACTTTATTGCCACGCACAGCTGAAAGAGAGGAAGATCATGGCGAGGGCATTATATAACTTATGCAAAAAGAATGGGACAGTGATGGAATATTCCATCACTGGATCCGAAGTAGCTGAATTGATTAGTTGCAAAAAGCAGGATGTTTATAATTCTGCGAGCTACGGTCAGATGATCCGAAAAGAATTTTACGTTGAAGTTGTAGACCGGCCACTGAGCCGAACGAAAGATCTTACATTACTTCTGGAATATGACCGGGTTTGTAGAGAAATTCTTGAGAGGTGTGGATGATGAAAGTATATAAAGCAGTGCATGAGAGAGAAAACAAGTGCAAGGAATTGCACAAAGAGATGAATATGAATGTAGGCCCGACCAGACTGATCCAGCCGGATTTTTACCTGTTGGTCGATGTGGATGACCTGCAGAAACAGGTGAATGCCTTGGAAAATGAAGTTCATCGCATGAAAAGAGTAGAAGCGAGAAGGAGATGGCGTTATGGAAGAAAAAAATATTAAGATAACAATTAATGTTGAATGCTCGGAAAAATCTAGTGTAAAAAAAGAACAGATTGCTGGATATCTGCTGAGAGCTATTGCGGGAGTAACTGCAAACAATAAATGCCTTATTACAAATTATGTATGTGAAATAAATGAGAAAAATGATGATAAGTTACAGGAGAAATATATTACAGGAAAACCTAAACTTACAAAAGACGAAAAGAGTTTCCTTGACGGACTGGATCCTTCGTGGAGTTACATGCTGAGAAATGGAAAAGGGCAACTATATCTTGCCAGAAAGGTTGATTCTATGTACGGAAGTAACTTCAAATATTTGTATTTAGAGGGCATAACAAATGCAAAGTTTGATTTTGTTGAAGCAGAAGGCGAAAGCTGGCTTATTGACGATTTGAGAAAATTGGAGGTAAAAGATGAGGCTAATTGATGCAGATAAATTGATATTACATTTAAACGATTATGCCCTGCAAAAATCTCCAAGCGATGTAGAGTCTGCTGGGGACAGAAAAGTTTCAAGGGCAGTATATAAAGCAAACGGATTGTATTAGAGCTGTGGACGAGCAGCCGACAGCTTTTGATTTGGACAAGGTTATGGAACAATTGGAAAATAGAAGCGCACTGGCAAGACCAGTAGGGTGGTCTAAAGCATATGAAATTATAATGCTGAAAGATGCAATCGAGATCGTGAAAGGCGGTGGGAATTAATGCTAACACCAAAGGTAAAAGCTAAAGAGTTCGCGAAATACGGATTCAAGCGGTGCAAAGGTATCCCGAGAGATAGTGAATGTTATTATCTGTGCGTTGCAAGAGGATGTAAGATGATTTTTGTAAGTGATATCTGCTTCGATATAATCGACTGGGGAAAAGACGACCCAAGAATTCATAAAAGGGCAAATTGCAGATATAGTGATATGAGAACCGCTCTGGATATCTTGTATCAGCTAATAAAGGACGGCATGTTGGAAAGCAGTTTTTATAAGGATGGTGGAATTGAATGAATAAAGTATCAGGTAAAAAATTAGATGAATTAAGAGAAAGCATGGCAGGAAGAAGATATAGACATTTCAAAGGAAGAATTTATATTGTTACTGATCTTGCAGTGAATACAGAATCTAATGAAATCATGGTAATCTATAAATGTTTTGCGGATGCGATGATAATAATATAATATCAACATAAAAATATTTTATATTATATAATGGATAATATGAAATACATAAAGAAAGCCGAGAAATCTGAAAAGACTTCCCGGCTTTTTGCGCCTAATTCATATCAACTGTGTTATTATCAGAAGAATTAGCACTATCTGTATTATTTCCTGTTGTGCTGCTATTATATTTTGCAGTAAAGGTAGTACCTTCCGCAGTAGATGAGCTTCGTTCATTGATCTTATTCAAAATTCGTGTAGCTTCGTCGCCCTCGGCAGGAGTTGGCTGATAGTTATTGTAACCTTCATACGCTGCGGAAGAAATAGAGCATGGAATAATATTAGTCACATTATCATCTTTGACGCCGTCAGAATCAATGGTAAAGGTCTGCTGATAGATCATGGTGTCCATATCGCTTGGAGAACTGTTTCCGCCGAAGCAGAAGTTTCCAAGACTGTACACGATATTTTTACCTTTATAGGTTTCAATGCCCTGAAGAACATGAGGGTGATGTCCGCATACAAGATCGGCACCTTCATCAATTGCCAGGCGTCCAAGGGTTGTCTGGTTGCTGTCCGGGACGGTTTCGGTCTCATTTCCCCAGTGGAAAATAACTACGATTAGCTGTGCACCATCAGCTTTTACTTTCGCAATATTATCTTTTAACTGCTGTTCTCTGCCAAGGTGGTCATTCAGTTCATAGATGCCGACTAATCCGACCTTAACGCCCTTTATATCCATTACGGCGGTTTCATCATATCCGAAATGTACGATTCCTGCATTATCCAATGCGGTGAGTGTGTCTTCGAAACTCTGATCTCCGTAGTCATGGCTGTGGTTATTGGCAGTATTTACCGCTTCAACAGAACCACTTGTCAAAATAGAAGCATAAGAGGCAGGTGCTTTGAAAGCAAATGTTTTATCTTCACGTTCGGTTGAGTCAGTAAGTGTTCCTTCGAAATTCGCAATCGTCAGATCATCTGCAGAGAAAATGCTCTTTACATTCTGCATAAAATAATCAGCACCATAATTTTCATAGTAAGCGTTTAAACTGGTGTCATAATCAAATGTCTCATCTGTCCCAAGGGTACAGTCACCTACAACACTGAGAGTCAGAGATACAGGCGAATCTACGGTAGAATCTGACGCTGTATCAGATTCAGAAGGATCAGAAGCCGAAGAAGCGGATTTGCTGCTGTCCGAAGAGACATTCATTGATACAGCATTTTTGGAAGCGGTTTTCCGTGAATGTATATAGTTGCTGCATCCGCGGATTCCTGCCAGAAGCAGTATAAAAACCAGAACAAAAATGCCGATTCCGGCTGCAATCAGTAGTTTCTGCCGTCTTTCCTGATAATATTTTGATTTTCTGTAGATATTTTTTCTGCGGGATGTCGAGGTTTTGCCCTGTGGTTTTTTAGATTTAGGATTCATATGTATTCTCGCTTTCTTATGAGTGATAAGGACATTCAGATTACTGAAAAATGAAAAAACAGTGGTCTCTATTCAGTATCCGTACAGTTAAGGAAGTCAATCGGATATTCGCAATCCGCTTTCGCTACTTGC